TAACTCTTGGTGTTGCCCTATTTACCTAATTAAAGGCCATAACGGCTTATTTTGGCTTTTATACAATTCAACAAGGATTGTTAATAGACGTAACATGGACACTAATATCTCAATTCATCACAAGCTCAGTGGCTTTCTACGTTAGATTTAGGCAACAATTTAAACTCAGACAACAGATTAAGAAACAGTTTGAACACTATCTAGACCCAAGACAGGTTAAAGAGCTGCAAAAGAACCCCGATAAGCTGAAACTGGGCGGAGAGAAACGCTATGCCACGTTCCTATTTACAGACGTAAGGGGCTTTACGTCAATGTCAGAAACCCTTGAACCTGAAGAAGTAACTTACATTATGAATAAGGCTTTGACCGCACAACAGAAAGCAGTTCAAAAACATGGGGGTATGGTGGATAAATACATCGGGGACGCAATGATGGCTATATTTAACGCACCAATAGACCAAGACTTCCATGAGAATAAAGCGTTAGATTGTGCAAAAGATATACAAAATAATATGAAAGAATTGAATCAAGAATTAACAAGTAAAGGATTGCCGCCAGTTGCTATTGGGATCGGAATTAATACAGGGTATGCGGTAATAGGCAATATGGGAAGTGAATCTAGGTTTGATTATACGGCTATTGGAGATGCAGTGAATACAGCTGCAAGACTAGAAAGCGGAACTAAAGAAGCAGGAAAAGATTTGTTAATTGGTTACAACACTGCCATAAAAAGCGATTATAAGTTAGAATTATTAGAACCTTTAAAAGTAAAAGGCAAAGAGAAACCATTGGAAGTATATACATGGGAATGAAACTATCTTTAATATTAGGCGGATTGTTGGTCGTTAGTTTGGCTGGATCAATTTTTTATATTAATTATCTTAATGACCAAATAGCCACTCTTAAAGGTAATCAGATTGTTCTGGAGACTGAAATACAGAAACAAAATGACTCAATAGACCAATATCTAAAACAGCAAGAAACTCAACAATTACAATTAAATCAACTAGAGTCCGAAAAGAAAGCAGCTATGGAAGATGTCAATAAATTAAGAAAGACATTTGCTAGACATGATTTAGATGAATTAACTTTAGCAAAGCCTGGATTAATACAAAATAAAATTAATAAAGCATCGGCTAGAGTTATGACAAATCTTGAAGAATTAACTAATCCAAATCAATTTGATGAAAAATCTAATAATAATTAGTTTAAGTATATTTATGGCAAGTTGCTCGTTAATGCAATCTTCTGTAAAACCAGTTACGGTCAAAAGTATAGCGGAAAGACCGCCAATGTATCACCCACCTCTGCCATATCCTATGAGCTTATCTGAAGTTGATTGGGAAGTGATGACTCCTGAATTAATGCAAGAATATCTCCTTAACCTAGAGAATGGAGATGCACCTAGACGTGCTTTCTATTCATTATCAAGTAAGGAATACGAAAATTTAAGTATGGATATGGCGGAAATTACTAGATATACGAAAGATATTTTATCAATTATTAAGTATTATAGAGAATACGATAAACCAAAAGAGGAAAAAGAAAATGAGTAAATCACCTGATGAGTTTGTATATAGAGCAACACTAGATCGTATCGTAGATGGAGACACTTTTGATTGCATTTTAGATCTTGGTTTTGATGTAAAATTACACAAGCAAAGAGTTAGGCTTGCGGGTATAGATACTCCAGAATCTAGGACCCGAAACTTATCTGAAAAAGCACTTGGTTTGAAAGCTAAAGAAAGATTAAAAGAACTTTGTGTTGGAACTTTTAAAGTAAAATCTCTTGGGAAGGGGAAATATGGAAGAATTTTGGGCGTACCTTATACAGAAGATGGAGAAGATATTTGCCAAAAACTCATTTCTGAAGGTCATGCCGTTGAATATTGGGGCGGAAAAAAGAAAAAAGTTTGGGGATAAAATGTCTAGAGTTATATCTGAAGAAGGAATATCTTTAATAAAACATTTTGAAGGGTGCCGTTTGGAATCTTATCAAGACTCCGTAGGGATTTGGACAATTGGATACGGGACCATTAAAGGTGTGAAGGCGGGTGATAGAATAAATCAAGATGAAGCTGAACATTTACTGCAAGAAGAAATGCCCGAATATGAAGGTTATATAAATGATATGGTCAAAGCTCCTTTAGAGCAAAATCAATTTGATGCGCTTTGTTCTTGGGTATTTAATCTTGGCCCTAAAAACTTATCCGAAAGTACATTACTTCGCGTTCTTAATGACGGAAAATACGATGAAGTTCCAGAACAGATTGTGAGATGGAACAAAGCTGGTGGAAAGGTTTTAGAGGGATTGAAGAAAAGAAGAGAAGCTGAATCCTTATTGTTTCAAGGAAAAGAATGGGAGAGCGCGTAAATGGCATACACTAAAGTAAATTTAAAACCTGGTATTAACCGAAATGGAACAGCTTACGACAATGAAGGGGGATGGTACGACGGCAATTTAATTCGTTTCAGAAACGGACATGTAGAAAAGATGAGTGGTTGGGAAAAGCTTATTCCTGAATCATTTTTAGGAACCGCAAGAGCTTTACACTCTTGGATGAGTCTAGGAAGCAATCTTTATACTGGATTGGGTACTACTTATAAATATTACATTAAAGAGGGTAGCTCTTATAATGATGTTACCCCTTTAAGAGTTACTACTTCTGCTGGAGATGTAACCTTTGCTGCAACTAATGGAAGCTCGACCATAACGGTAACTGATGCGAGTCATGGAGCTGTCACTAATGATTATGTTACTTTTAGTGGTGCTGCTACTTTAGGTGGTTTAGTCACTGCTGCTGTTTTAAATCAAGAATATCAAATACTCTTAGTTACAGGAACAAACACTTACACAATAACCGCTAAAGACACAGACGGAGACACAGTAACTGCTAATGGTAGTGACAGTGGTAATGGTGGTAGTTCCGTAGTTGGAGCGTATCAAATTAACGTAGGCTTAGATACGTATGTTCCTTCTTCGGGTTGGGGTACTGGAACGTGGGGTTCTGGAACATTTGGATCTGTAAGTTCTATAAGTGCGTCAGGGCAATTGCGTTTATGGACGCATGATAATTTTGGTGAAAATTTAATTATGAATCCTAGAGGTGGGGGCATTTATAGGTGGGTAGAAAATAATGGTTTAACCGTTAGGGCAGCTGTATTATCTGGAATAAGTGGTGCCAATCAGGTCCCGACTATAGGCTTACAGGTGATAACTTCAGAGGTTGATAGACATTTAATAGTATTAGGCGCAGACCCTATGAGTGGATCTTCTCGTAGTGGAGCGAGTGATCCAATGCTTATTGCCTTTTCAGATCAAGAAAATGAACTTGAATTTGAACCTCTTATAACCAACAGCGCTGGATCTTTACGTTTGTCTAGCGGGTCAAAAATAGTTGGCGCCGTTAAATCTAGACAAGAAATAGTTGTATTTACTGATACGTCAGTTTATAGCATGCAATTTGTAGGTCCTCCTTACACTTTTGCTGTTAATTTAATTAATGAAGCGACAGGATTAATTGGGCCTAAAGCAGCAGTAACATCAGATATGGGTATATATTTTATGAGCTTTGGAAGCTTTTATTTATATAATGGCAGCGTTCAAAAGATGCCTTGTTCGGTATCAAGTTATGTTTTTTCTGATATAAATGTTGGACAAGCTTATAAAATACACGCATTTACAAACAGCGAAAATAATGAAGTTGGCTGGTTCTACCCTTCTAGTTCTTCAAGTGAAATAGATCGTTACGTTATCTACAACACACAAGAGCAAGTTTGGTATTACGGAAATTTAGAAAGACACGCTTGGTTAGATTCTGGAGTTGTTAATTATCCTCAAGCAACCAAAGATAATTATTTATACCAGCATGAAATAGGGTATGACGATGACGGTAGCGCTATGACTGGAGTGTTTATAGAATCTAGTGATTTTGATATAGGTGATGGCAACCAATTTACTTCCATATCTTCTGTAATTCCTGATATAAATTTTTTACAAGATAGCAATTCTGGATCAATTAATATTGTTACTAAAGTAAGGAATTTCCCAGGGGAATCCTTAACCACTAAAGCCACTTCTGAAATTAGTTCTTCTACAACAAAAGCAGATGTAAGAGCTAGGGGTAGACAAGCAGTTATTAGAGTAGAATCTAACGATGACCAGTCTGGCGATGGTAATGTTTCTTTAGGGTGGAGATTGGGCGCTACTCGCTTAGACGTAAAAGCTGATGGCAGAAGATGAGCAAATTATTAGAAACTCGTTTACCGATTGAATCAAATCAGTTTGTAAATAGAGACATTTACAATCGTTTAGTTAGAATATTAGAAATAAATCTGGGTGCATTTGATCCAGACACCACACCCCAATATAACGACCAACAAATCAGCACTTTAGGTTTTTCTGAAGGTGATGTAATATGGAATACGTCTATTGGCGTTTTACAGGTTTATACAGGCGCTAAATGGGTACAGCTACATACTCCTGTAGATCCACAAGGGTACGAACTGCAAGCATCGTTAGGTTCTGTTTCTATTAAAACAAATGGAGACATGACAATAAATATTGGCGACTATACTTAAAAAATATGCAAGCAGTAAAAAAACAAATAGAACCAATTACTTTTGACGAACTACTGTCAGGCCAAGATTACCAAGTAAAAAACTTATTATTAACGCAACCTTCTGACTGGTTTATTGAAGAAGAAACATTTAAAGCGGTTAAAGACTCTATATTTAATTTAAAAAATTTTTATAAAAACAAAGGTTTACAAGATTTATCGCACCTTCCTATTAAAAATTTAATAAAAGAACCTGTTGCAGATGTTTATACGCTGCCTTTATTTTCAGATATTTTTTGCGATATTCTTAAAGATGAAATGACCAATATCCAAGCAACTTATAATTTTGTACCGAATCCAGATGAGGACAGTCATAGACAAATACCAGAAATTGTATTGCAAGAACTGGTACCTAATCTTTACATGTCCTTGATGACTGTTGTTTTTAGTATCTTCAACCCTATCTTTTTGGCTATATGGGGGCGCCACGTTACTGGAGGCGGTATTCAAATAGCAAATTACAACTTAAAAGACAAAAAACAAGGGGCGTGGCATCACGATTCTAGCGCTGATATAAGTGTGGTAGTACCTTTAAATACAGGAGAATATGAAGGAGGAGGTACGGAATTTGCAGGACGAGGTATTGTAGATCCTATACCTACAGGACACGCTTTGATGTTTCCTAGCTTCACTCACATGCACCGAGGTTTAGCCGTTGAATCAGGAAATAGATACTTATTGGTATTTTGGCTAACCTGTAAACAATCTTTAGAAGATAAAGAATATGCAATAAACTTTGAAATGTAATTAACAGAATGTAAGATTAGAGGTAAAATCGAGAAATATATGAACAGAATAGATACAAACAAGACAGGCCTAGCTTCTTTGGGTAGAGACGAAGATCAGTTTCTAGCTCACGTTGCTTTGGGCGAACGTGTCGTACCACCCGTAATATCAGCCTCTACGCAGGCACGTATTAACCAAGAAATGAGGGCCGCTGG